AGGTGGCGTGGGTGGGTGGAAGAAAAACCCAAAAACGAAATAAGAAAAAAAGACCAAACAATTGTTTATTTAGAAAGAGTGTAAAAAACAGAAAATAAAGTCTTGGTATATCATATATAATGGCAGAACAAACATACACTCATCTTGTATTACTTTTAGATAAGGATATGAGTATTAACCAAGAAGATAATACAGAATCTATATATATAAGTAAGAATAAGGTAGTATCTCCCAACGATGTGGTTGAAGGTGAACTTAACGTATCTGTTTTACAAAAAGAACTTGGTGGTGAAAAATTAAGATTAGATGTGTATTTGAAAGATGATTTAACCGTAGCAAAATATAAGGTAAGTGAGAATGATTTTAATGCTGATAATAATTATAAATCAGTAGAATTCACAGGAATTAAGATGTACAACAACATCACAGCACAATCACAATCATCAACATCATCACCACCACCACTACAACCACCACCACCACCACTATCATCAACATCATCAACATCATCAACACCATCACAAGGAGGTATGAAATTAAATAAGAAACCAAAGAAGAAAACAAAAAAGGGAACATACAAAAGACAATCCAACAAAACGAAGTAAAATATTTCTATATGTTATACAAGTAACTTATAAAAAATATGTCAGATGAGACAACATACCCAAGTGCAGAAATATATAATGAACTCGATAAAACGAATGCGAAAAAGATAGCTGAATCGCTAATATCTTTTGTTGGTGATATAAACAAGTCAAGAGAACAATATACACAACAAGAACAAGGAAAACATATAACCACTCTAGAAGAAAATCTACAAGCAAACGAACAAAACAAAAAATTAACAACGATTATAGATAAAATACGCAACATAAATCGAGTATATTTAGAGAACCAATTAAAAGATGCAACCAAACTTACTAATTCACAACAAAACGATATACAAAATAAAATCAATAAAACTGAAATAGAAAAAATAATATCTACTATAAATAGTCTTATTGGAATCAACAATACTGCTGTATTAAACAAGACAATTCAGGAACAAACAAAAAATCAAACCAGTATTAAAGAAGAAAACCAAACATTAACAAAGGAACTTGACAATTCAAAAAAAGAGTTGCATAAAACTAATTTAAACGCGATAATAGGAACTATAAATAATTTATCTGAATTAAATGGTAAAAACCAAGAAGATAGGGATAATATAGAAGCGAAACAACAAAAAATGGCAATCCTTTCGAATATTGTATATGAAATTTCAAGTATTTCAACTATTAAACTGGTAGACGATGTAAAGAAGGTTACACACAATAATGAAACATTAAAACAAAGTTTGGATCAGTCATCACTCGAAATTTCAGAAAAAGATACATTGATAAAAAATAACAATATACAAAATATAGTCAACGCTATAAACGGGTTACTGGATAAAAAAAAAGAAGAAGATAATAAAAATGACCTCACCACACAGTATAACACCATTTCAAAAATCTTACACACAACAAACCTAACAAATATAATAAAGATTATTAATGATGTGGGTAAAATTAAAAAACAACAAGAGGATAGTAATAAAAAAGAACAACAAGCTGTAAAACAAAAACAAATAGAAATAAATAAAAATAAATTAACATTAATTGTTCGCGAAATACAACACGTTGGGAGTTTAATGGCGACAATAAATAGTAGCGAAGTTGACAAAACAGCGTTAAAAGAAAGTTTCAATACTAACAAAATAGAATTACAAAAAGGACTACAACGTAAGAACTTAGAAAAAATAGTCAATATCATATCTGGTCTACCACGTAAACGCGAAAGAGAAATAAACGATATCAAAACAAAGGAACAACGAGGTAAATTAGACAATATTACAAAGAATATACAAGGATTACAAATACTACATCTTGAAGGTGAGAAAACTAAAATTACGAATGAAATTCAGGGACTAAATAAAAACGCACAGATAACCAAATTTATAAAAGTGATACAAAGTCTAGAAACTTTTCATTTGAAAGGACATCCACAAAAAATAGATGTATTGATAAATAATGAAGACACAAATAAAATTTTGAAAATCGCGAAAATAGTAGATACAATAAACCATCTGAGTGAAAGTAACAACATGATAACAGAGGCAATAGAAAGATACATTAACGACAATAACACGTCTGCTAAATTCAATAAAATTTTTGGAAAAATGGGAACAATGAAAAAACAAGTATTTAATTTGTTTACTTCTAACCCGGTGTTACAAATCAATCATCATGCTTTAACAAAATATCTTAGTGAAAACATAAATAACATTTGGGAGGATGTTGTCATCAATGAAAAATTAGAATATATAGGTATGATAGACAACCAAGATGAAGGCAAAACCGGAATAACAAACACCTATATGTTCGTTCAACCGGATATTTGGAATGACAAAATAAATGACACCCAATATGAAACATACATTATAACAAGTGACGAACAATTTCTTCATATACCACCAAAGCCGGATAATGCGAATCACTAATAAAAAAATATAAAGGTATAGTAAATGGCATCAACGAGAAATAAAAACAATCGTGGCGATTATCAAGTAGAACAGAAATCGCATATTCAAAGAATGGAATATCTGACATATGAGAATGGCGGAAATGGCAAACCATTGGAAACATTTTTCGCAGGAAACGGGTTATTATCAGGAAGGGTAGCATCGTCAAATTTATCCCATAATTCTTGTGATATAGAATCAAGTTTATTGGGTATCGGTTCAACTAATTTAGTAAATCCCCAAACACCGGTGAAACCAGATATCAAACCATTGCAATCACTGAATGTGATAGACAAACTGCCCACAATGATCCCCGAGCCATTGATAATAGAGAAACACCAGCGCCCTCTGCGCGACTAATGATTATAACAAAACGTGTTTGTTATAATTTGTTTTACTTGGTAAAAAGTTTGTTATATAGACAAATATATTGTGGGTTTTCACGAGAAAGAGTATTATGTTTAAAAAAATGAGAAAGACAAGGATGAAATAAAGTCAAATAATCATAACTAAATAACACTGCAAGTCCAATTTCAGGGTCTTCTGAAAACATAAAGGATGCGGCTTTTGTATATAATTCAATAAAAACGGGGTCTGTTTTTGTATTTGAATAAACGAAATCCATGAATTGACTGGTCATTTCATCGTCATATTCGACTTCGTCGCGAGTGACTGTGTCAATATCTGGATTTGTAATTTCAGGAAATTTATCTGAATTCATAACAAATAATTTACGTAAAGTGGCGCGATATTCAAAATCCCCATTATACTCAACCCCCATATCACAAGGATAATTCATTGTAATATATATAACAATAGGAATGTTTCTATATAGGTTCTTCGTATGAATGTAGCTTATACCGAGGGAAAGAAAAACCAGTCCAGATCATTACACACTTTCTTCCATATCATATCTTGTTCCAATTGTTTCTCCCGGTCTTTCATCATGGGTATATAGGGTAAATATTGTGTTTGGTCGAGAAGCACACATAGTTGATAGAGAGTATATGTATAATTAAAGAAATTGGTTCGGTTAGGAGGACAATGGACCGCCCACGGTTTTTGAATTTCAATAAAGAGAACACAAAGGGTTTCGTGAAGTTCTTCATTCATCACGGGCGGTTTGATACCAAAAAGAGAATTGATGTATTGTATATGTTCGAAGTATTTATTCAGACCGAGTTTACGTAGAATTTCGCGCATTTTGTCATAATTAATGGTTTTCAAGTCAACAATACGTTCTTTCTTTATTCGTGCGCGAATTGCGTTAATGACATCTTCTGGAATTTGTGTAGTTTCCTTTGCTTGGAATTGCGATAAAATCTCCTTAAAATGGTTAAGGCGTATGTATGCGGTATACGAGACTTCATTTGGTGGGTCTTTATTATTCGGTTTTGAATTATCAACAATATAAGTAACAAAACGACTACAATGTTTATTATTACAAATAAGTATACCTTCTTCATCTTGTGGAACAAGTTCTCCTGTATTACAAATATCACAGACGTCAGTATTTATAAAATAATCACTTTGATTCGTCAACTCATTCGTGACATTTCGCCAATATTGTTGATAATTTCTCTTGGAATGGTCGTATTTTGACATGGATATATTCTCGTGTTGATTAGAGTTCGTTTTGATTTTAAAGAAAGAGTGAATTGCTTTTGCGGAAGAGGTCAACGATTCAGCCGTAGCCGAAATTTGTTTTTTTTGTTCAAAGTAATCAAAAATGAAAGGTGAGTTCTCTAACAAATAACTTTTCTCTGTTTTACGAAGTTGTTTGATCTGTTGGTTAATTTCAAAGATACGGTCGCGATATTCCATATATTCACCCGTTTGTCTCTTATGTAATGAAGTGATTTTCCGTTTTAATTCTTCCTTTTCAGAGCGTAACGAAGGTATAATTTCAGTTTCATTCTTTTCAAATCCGGTTAATATCTCTATATGTTTTTCATCAATTGAATAATTAACGGGTGGTTTTTTCTTGGACATGGAGAACCGATTGTGATAGAGAATATTACAAATGAGTTTTTATGTAGGTTTATGTAGAAATCTGTAAAAACAAAAAATACAAAAATACAAAGACCGGTTGTTTATAATTACATTTGTATTGGATAATGTTTTGTAATATTTGTGATAATAGTAATAAGTTCTTTCGTTTCATTTATATTATGATGCAGTAAATCACTCCCGCGAAAATTGGAATGTTGTATGATATTCATTTTTTCCTCATATAAAATTCGTTCATCGTAATTGACACTTTCGTTTATTTCATATAAATGGTCTAGTCGCGTTTCCAATCGGTTCGCATATCCAATAAGAGCGTGTAGATCAATATTGGGTTCGGGATTTTGTTGAAATGTATGTAGAACGTGTTGAAGTGCTATTTGTAAGTTCAAGTCGTAATATGGGTCAATTTGATTCGTCGGGGTAGTATTATCGTGAGATACATCTACTATAGTAAATATTTTGTTTGAAAAGAGAGTTATAAATGGTAACTCACTATAAACAATCGAATATAGCGAAATCAATATAACGAAAATGTAAATGAACGAATCCATAGTGTAATACAAACGTGGAATTCGATTGAGGTAATTAGATACTATTATATAATGTATAAAAAAACTTTCAATTTTGCGGAATTCGTTGGTATGAATGAAAATATACATACTTCCACTGTATACAAATGACAAATACAGTTCATCCGCAACCAATGAATTTTGAGTTACCTACTAATATAAAAATCGAAAAACATACCTTTCAAAAAATGTTGTTTTTGACAAATGCTTTGGAAAAAGGTTGGACGGTGAAAAAAACAAACGATACTTATGTATTTTCAAAGAAACACGCAAAACGACAAGCATTTTTTCAAGAGAATTATTTAGAAACATTTATTTCTGATAATATTACCTCCACTAATTTCTTGAATAGTTAAACTATTTAGTGATATGAAAAGTTAAAAACAATATAGTAGATATGATAAAGTATAAAATGTTAGATTCAGAAATAGATGAAATTGTTTTGAAAAAACTGAAACCAATTCATGAAAAATTAACTCATTTTCAGCCAATTGAACAACTGTGTAATGAAATTCCAGAACAATTGATGGCGTGTCAGTTTATACGCGAAGATGACCGTGTATTGGAGTTAGGTGGTTCATTGGGACGAAATTCCTGCGTAATAAATACAATTTTACAAGATAAAACGAACCATGTAGTAGTAGAACCTTCGTTAATAGAAGCAAATCAATTGTTATTGAATTGTGATAATAATTTGCTACAATTTCAAGTTGAATTTTCTGCGATATCAGAAACACCACTATATTCATTGGGATGGTATACTTTTACAGACCCTTTACCAAATTCTACAAAAGTCAATATTATTACATATAATGAGTTATGTGAAAAATATAAAATCGACTTTAGTGTCTTAGTAATAGATAATGAAGGAAATTTTGTTTCCATGTTGAAAAGTTTCCCCAATTTATTAGATGGTATACGTCTTGTCATAATAGAACATGATTTCAATACACAAGAAGATCTGGAATATTTTACAAAAACACTACACGACAATCACTTTGTAAATCATACGAAATATATGAAATGTAATAAATACGCACCAGGAATGGGGTGGTCTGATGGATTATCAACCGACCCAGTCTTTGTTTCTGTATGGGAAACAGTGACCCCCAGATCTCACTGAAATACCCCACTAATTTAGGAATAGAAAAATCTGTTATTCCTATTATACAATTTGTGATTTTGTATTACAAATTGTAATTGTTATACCATAAAATATTTAGCAAATTAACTTGTAACAAACAAAATAAATCAATTAAAATGCGTATTATTTGAAATTATTTTCTATCTCTAATATATATAATTAGCTATGGCCGGTGGTTTAATGCAATTAGTGGCTTACGGAGCCCAAGACGTTTTCCTTACTGGAACCCCCGAGATTACTTTCTGGAAGGTGTCATACAGACGCCACACCAACTTCGCTATGGAGTCTATTGAGCAGACTTTCTCTGGACAGGCTGACTTCGGTCGTCGCGTCACATGTACTATTAGCAGAAATGGTGATCTTGCCTACCGCACCTATCTTCAGGTTACTCTTCCCGAGATTAACCAGAACATGAACCCCGGTACGAGCGGATCCGTCGGTGATGTGTATGCCCGTTGGTTAGATTTCATTGGAGAGCAATTGGTCGCTCAGGTCGAGGTTGAGATCGGAGGTCAGAGAATCGACCGTCAATACGGTGACTGGATGCACATCTGGAATCAGCTAACTCTATCCAAGGAGCAACAGGCTGGTTACTTCAAGATGATTGGTAACACAACTCAGCTTACATACGTCACTGAGCCCGGATTCGCTGGTGTTTCTGGACCTTGTGCCGCTTCCGGTGCTCCCAACCAGGTTTGTGCTCCCCGTAATGCTCTTCCTGAGACTACCCTATACGTTCCTCTTCAGTTCTGGTTTTGCCGTAACCCCGGACTTGCTCTTCCTCTTATTGCTCTTCAATACCACGAGGTTAAGATCAACATTGATTTCCGTCCTATTGGCGAGTGTCTATGGTCTGTTTCCAAACTGGACGGAACAACCGGTTCTATGTCTGTTTCCAATGCCTACCAGCAATCTCTAGTTGCTGCCTCTCTATACGTTGACTATATCTTCCTTGATACCGACGAGAGACGCAAGATGGCACAGAACCCCCACGAGTATCTAATCGAGCAGGTTCAGTTCACTGGTGACGAGTCTGTTGGTTCTTCTTCCAACAAGAT